TCAGCGCGTTTGTATCGTCGCCAAAAACACCTGATCCAGATATGAACCTACCAAATCTACAGTTTTGGAACTGTATGGACTATGGTGTGGTGAGTATTGACAAAAAATTCATCGGTAGTATGGACTTTGAGTGTTATACACGCGACTTTGGTATTCAAAAAGGCACTTATGTGTGTACAATTGACAATTATCACCGTGATCCAGACATGGTAGACTGGGCAACGAGTGAAAATCCTGCCGAACACAAGTCACATAACCTCATTGAACTGAATAATGGGCAATTTGCACTGTATCCAAACAATCGATTGCGTATTTTTGACAATAGTTTGACTCCTATTGAACCAAAAATGCCCGATTTTAAAGTTTCGACTCAATATTATCAAGTTGAGAACGGTTATGAGCGTCTTGGAATGGGACGCGAGGACGAATATCACTGGAAAACTGCCAAAGAGCGTGAAGAAGAGGAAAATAAATAGTCATAAGGGATAGCAACCCCTCTAAAAGTTCTGTTTTTAACGAAACAGGAGCTAAAAATGGGAAATTATCACCAGGTTGACAAGGGAGAATTGTTCATAGAACAAGGAATGACCCTTATTACTGAAGTGGAAAGTGAAAAATATCTTCGAATGGCATCAAAACAGAGAAAATCCACTCAAAAAGAAGAACTTTATCCAATTCCAGACGATCGTTTAGAGCGTCCATGTGGTGGTGCTCATGGATTTGATGATTTTGTTGAAAGGTGGCATGAGTAAATATAAATAAAATCAAGAAAACTCTAGTCTAATGGCAGAACAAAGGGTATCCAGATCATTTAAAGACATCAGTTTATCCTTTGTTCCACATCCAGTGACAAAGGATCTTCAAATATTAAAAAATGAGAATGCGATTCGTAGATCCGTAAGAAATATTGTTGAAACTATTCCTACAGAAAGATTTTTTAACTCATTGTTAGGTTCTGATGTAAGAGATAGTTTGTTTGAATTTGTTGATTTTGGTACTGCCTCAGTAATTCAAGAACAAATTTTGGTTGCGATAGAAAATTTTGAACCAAGAGTAAATAATGTTCTTGTTGAAGTGAATCCACAACCAGATGAAAATACATTTGATGTTACAGTCATCTTTGATATTATTGGTCAGGAGTTTCCGACACAAGAGTATACGTTCCTATTAGAGGCAGCAAGATAAGATGCCCTTTACAAAATTCACGAATTTAGATTTTGACCAGATAAAAACCTCAATAAAAGATTATCTCCGCGCTAATTCAACATTTAGCGACTTTGATTTTGAGGGATCAAATTTTTCTGTCTTAATTGATACACTGGCATACAACACATATATTACTGCATTTAACAGTAATATGATTGTGAATGAGTCTTTCTTAGATTCTGCAACTCTTCGTGAAAACGTAGTATCACTCGCAAGAAATATTGGTTATGTGCCCCGCTCCAGAACGGCAGCAAGAGCGACCATTTCCTTCACGGTATCAACTAGTGAGAACACACCTACACTGACCCTTAGAAGAGGTCTGGTGTGCGTAGGAACGGCAAATGACACATCATATACATTCTCAATTCCAGAAGATGTAACTGCAACTGTTATTGATGGTGTTGCAACATTTGACCAAATATCAGTTTATCAAGGAACCTATCTCACAAAGCAATTTACATATGATGGTTCTTTAGATCAAAGATTTATTTTAAATAATTCCTTTATTGATACTTCAACCCTATCTGTTTATGTAAAAAGAACAAATGATAGTGGATTGGGAATTGAATATGCGGCAATTAACAATATTTTAGATACGACTTCAGAATCTAGAATCTATATTCTACAAGAAGTGCAAGATGAAAAGTATGAGATAAAATTTGGTGATGGGATTATTGGCAAAAAACTTGGTGATGCCGTTGGATCAGATGGAACTGTTATTACGACAAATTATATCATTACTGATGGTGAAGATGGAAATGGTGCCAGTGTTTTCACTTTCTCTGGAAGCATCATTACTGCCAATAATCAAATAATTGATCCTGGGACGATTACGATAACAACAAATCAATCATCTCAAAATGGTTCAAGTATAGAACCTATTGATTCTATTAAATATTATGCTCCAAGAGTATATTCGGCACAAAACAGGGCAGTCACTTCTAGAGACTATGAAGCTATTATAAAAACAATATATCCAGAAACAGAATCTGTTGCCGTTGTTGGTGGAGAAGAATTAGATCCACCAGAATATGGAAATGTTATTTTGAGCATTAAACCAAAAAATGGAAGTTATGTTTCTGACTTCAATAAATCAAGAATTTTAAGTCAATTAAAACAATATACGGTTTCTGGAATTAATCCAAAAATTGTAGACCTTAAGGTTCTTTATGTGGAAATAGACTCTTCAATTTACTACAACTATTCTCAAGTTTCTAGTGTAGACTCTCTTAAGAGTAATGTACTGAATAGTTTGACTAAGTATTCCGAGTCGTTGGATTTTAATAAGTTTGGTGGAAGATTTAAATATAGTAAAGTTCTCAGTGTAATTGATAGGACTGATACGGCAATTACTTCTAATATCACTAAGGTTAGAATTAGAAGAGATCTTAAAACATCTTTAAATCAATTCGCACAATACGAATTGTGTTTTGGAAATCAATTCCATGTTAATCCTGCTGGACTTAATATCAAATCCACAGGATTTAAAATTTCGGGAGAATCATCCACAGTATATCTTACAGATACTCCCACAATTTCTTCAAATGGAAATACTATAACAAATGTTACTTCTGCAGGAAATGTTTTCCTCAACAGACCTGTCGGTGTTTCTGCAAAAACTGGAATTATTTCAGTAGTCAAGATTGATAGTAATGGTAATAGGACTGTTGTTGTTAAAGACGCAGGAACAGTTGATTATGTGAAGGGTGAAATTATACTGGGCCCAATCAATATAACTTCTACAACAAAACCAAATGGAATTATTGAAATACAAGCATTCCCAGAATCTAATGACGTTATTGGACTGAAAGACTTATATTTGTCTTTTGATGTTTCAAAAAGTACAATAAATATGGTAAGAGATGTAATCGCTTCTGGTGATGAAATAACAGGAAATGTGTTTACTAGAGATTACTATACATCAAGTTACTCAAACGGGAAATTAGCAAGAAACTAATATGATACAGACTGGTTTTGAATCTAGAGTTAAGGTTCAGCAGATTGTTGAGAGTCAACTTCCAAGTTTTATATTGGATGAAAATCCAAATGCCTCCGAGTTCTTAAAGCAATATTACATATCTCAAGAATATCAAGGTGGTCCGATAGACATTGCCGAAAATCTTGATCAATATTTAAAATTAGATAATCTTACTCCAGAAGTAGTTGTTGATAGCACTACTTTGTCTTCTGATATTACTTCTGATGATACTAGCATTGCTGTTTCTAGTATTAAAGGTTTTCCGAGTAAATATGGTCTTTTAAAAATTGGTGATGAAATTATCACTTATACTGGAATATCTGGAAGTACTTTTACTGGATGTATTCGCGGATTTAGTGGTATTACCAATTACCATCAGGATCTAAACCAGGAAGAACTTACATTTTCAACCTCATCTGCAGCAAATCATTCTTCTGGTGATAGTGTACAAAATCTCAGTTCTCTTTTCTTAAAAGAATTTTATCAAAAGTTAAAATATACTATTGCTCCAGGACTGGAAAAAACTGAATTCACGTCAGAGTTAGATGTTAGCAACTTTTTAAGCAATGCAAACTCTTTCTATAAAGCAAAAGGAACTGACGAATCATTTAGAATTTTATTTAACGTTCTTTATGGCGAAACACCAAAGATTATAAATCTAGAAGAATATCTAATTAAACCATCTTCGGCAGAGTATGTAAAGAATGAAATTATCCTTGTAGAAGTTATAACGGGAACCAACCCAAAAAATTTGGTTGGACAAACAATTATAAAAACTACAGATTCTTCAACAAATGCTTCTGTTTCATCCGTAGAGGCATTTAATAGAAATAATAAACAATATTATAAATTATCTTTGTTTGTTGGTAACGAGGAGTATCCAACCATTTTAGGAAATTTTACGATAACTCCTAGTACAAAGACAACATCCACGTCTTCAATATCATCCACAGTAGTTACTGTAGATTCTACTATTGGATTTCCAGAAAGTGGAACATTAATTTGTGGAAACAATACAGTCACATATACCAACAAATCCTTAAACCAGTTCTTAGGTTGTAGTGGAATAGAAGAAATAATTGCAAAAAACTCGTTAGTTAGAAATAATGATACTTATTTTGGATATGAAAATGGCGATACAACCAAAAAAGTAGAATTTAGAATTCTTGGTGTTCTATCAAATCTTGTTCCATCATCAGAAGATACTAATGTCTCTGAAGGTGATGTCATTACTATAAAAAATCTTGGAGATTTGATTGAAAATCCTCAAAGCAAAACACAAAAACAAATTTTTGCAAATTCATGGATCTATAATACTTCTACCAGATACAAAGTATTGAGTATTGGTTCTAACTATACTTTAGCTAGTGATATTGATCGGTCTAGTTTAAAAGTTGGAGATAGGGTAGAACTTCTTGTAAGAGACACTGAAACTCTAGTAAGTTCATCCGATGATCCAAGAATATCTCAAATTATTTCTAACAATACAGTAGAAATAGATGGAGGATCTTTTTCTACTGTATCTGGAAAAGAATATGATTTGAGAAGAAAGATTAATACTGCAAGTAGTTCTGGAGTTTCTATAGAGTATGGAAATGATTTAATTACCTCTGATGTACAAAATTTATATTCTGATGGTGAAAATTATGCATATGTGGCATCAAATTCTTTACCATCATCCGCACTTGATGATCCATATGATTACAGATATAATATAACTGCCGACATTAAAACAGCAAGTATATCTTCAGAAAGCAATCTAATTAATAAAAATTCTGATGATGAATATGATACCATAATTTTTTCGGATCCTGCTCCATTCATAACAGGAGATAGAATTTATTATCAACCAAATTCTACGCCACTCGTTGGATTAGAAACCGGAAGTTATTATGTAGAGGTTCTTCCCTCCAATAACAAAGAAATTAAATTATATTCCTCACCATCTTTTATTGCATCAACACCACTAAAATTTAGAGTTCCAAAATCTGGTTTAGATACTCAATTTTTTACTTTGTATTCTCACAGATTTGATCAGATTGGTGTACAAAAAGTTCTTAAAAAATTTCCACTCCAATCTAAGATAAAAAGTCCTGGAGTAGAGACAATTCCAGGAACAACTGGAATGTTAATTAATGGTGTTGAGATTAGTAATTATAAATCTTCAGATAAAATTTATTATGGTCCTTTACAATCAATTGATGTTTTAAGTGGTGGAGAGAACTTTGATGTTATAAATGTTCCAACCATATCAATTCCTTCAGGATCATCAAGTGCATTGGCACAACCTGTAATCAGTGGTTCTATTACCGATGTTTATGTTGATGCTCAAAATTATGATATCAGTAAAATTCTTTCTGTAGATATTAGTGGAGGAAATGGATCTGGTGCTATTTTAGAACCAGTTACTAAAAAGAGAACAAGGGAAGTAAATTTTGATGCAAGAGAAGTAACAAATGGCGGAGGAATAAGCACAACAGGAAACAGAATATCATTCTTAACAGATCACAATTTCAATAATGGTGAAGAAGTAGTATATATTTCGAATGGAAATCCTCAAGTAGTAATTGGATCTGGATCATCCACTCTAATAAACAATTCCTCTTATTTTGTAAAAGTTGAGAATAGTACTACCGTAAGTTTGTTTGAAACTTTAAGTGATTATAATAGCAACACCAATGTAATTGGATTTTCTACCGGAACTCAAGGAACTCATAAGTTTAGAACAATAACATCTAAGAACACCATTTCGGAAGTTAAAATAATTGATGGTGGAAGTGGATATACAAATAGAAAGTTGATTGTCAAATCATCTGATGTATCAACTAAAACGAATTCTATAAACTTTAAAAATCATGGATTTAACACTGGTGAGTTAGTTACCTACGATTATGAAACCTCTGCGATAAGTGGTATTTCATCGTCTAATCAATATTATGTTTTAAAGATTGATGATGATTCTTTTAGAATTTGTAATGCCGGAATTGGTGGAACAGATACAAGTTATTATGATAGGGGAAAATATGAGTCCTTCTTCGACACTGGATCTGGATACCAATACTTCAGTTATCCAACAATTTCTGTATCAATAAAATATAGTCCTGTTGGATTTAGTACTAATACACAAACATATCAAGAAATTGTAGCAACTCCTATTGTAAAGGGAAGCATAAAGCAGGTATACCTCTATGAAAATGGTACTGGATATGGATCTACAGTATTAAATTACCAAAATAATCCTATTATAACCATAAAAAATGGAAAAAATGCTGCATTGGTTCCAGTTATTGCTAATGGACAAATAATTTCTATAGATGTACAATATGGCGGAGAAGAATACTATTCAATCCCAGACTTAATTGTTACAGATTCCAGTGGATCTGGTAGTGGCGCAAAATTAAGACCTGTTATTTCTGGTGGAAAAATAACCGAAGTAAAGGTTATAAGTGGTGGATTAGGGTATTCCAATACATCAACTTCTATTTTAGTAAAATCTTCTGGAATTAATGCATTATTGCATTCAAAAATTAGAGAACTCACCGTAAATGAAAATATTAGATTTGGAAATGAAATTTTAGTTGAGTCTAATAATAAGTTAAAGTATACAGTTTCTGGTTACTATAGTGACTTAAGAACCTCATTTGGTGAGAGTTCTGGAAATATTTCTGGAATTATTGGTTGGGCCTATGATGGTAATCCGATTTATGGTTCATATGGATACTCTGACCCCAAAAATTCTAATTCAACAATATCAAGAATTGTTTCTGGATATGTTTTAGATACGACATATATTGACAGACCATCTGGGTTTGCATCAGGATTTTTTGTAGAGGACTATAAATTTACAGGTTCTGGATCTACTTTGGATAAAAACAATGGTAGATTTGGAAAAACACAAGAATTTCCAAATGGTGTTTACGCCTACTTTGCCACTATCGATGCTTCTGGTTTACCTCAATTCCCATACTTTATTGGAAATGAGTACAAATCAGAAACACTGAGTGAGAATACAACATTAAATCAATCATTTAATTTCTCAAATTCTGGTTTACTCAGAAACACTTTCCCATATAAAGTTTCTGATAAAAATGTAGGATATGACTTTATCTCGGAAATAGATGACATTGTAAACCAAAAAATAACTGTTGAGTCTGTCACACAAGGAAGTGTTGAAAAATTTGATATAAAAAATTCTGGTTCTGACTATAAAGTAAATGATATTTTAGACTTTAATGATGTTGGGACTAGTGGTGGTGGAGCGTATGCTGTTGTTTCTTCTGTAGAAGGAAAAGATATTTCCAGTTTAGAAACTACAATTACGTCTTATGAGGAATCAACATTTACATGGGTTGATGGTGAGACAGTAAAAATTTCAATTTTACCAAACCACACTTTGAGTGATAATGATTATGTGGTTATTTCTGGATTATCTACAAATCTTGCTAAATTGAATGGAACTCATCAAATAAAAGTCAATTCAAAGAGTTCTGTTGCAATATCATCAATATCTTCAGTAGCAAGTATTGGTGGAACTGAAATATATGTCTCCAGAATTCCAGATAATATTTCTATAGGAAGTAGTATTGGAATTGGAACGGAAACTCTCAAAGTTTTAGGATTATTCCCAAATCAGAACATAATAAGAGTCGAAAGAGGATTGATAAATGTTTCTCATGATGCAAATTCACTCATAACCTTTAAACCAAACTCATTTACAGTCAAACAAAATATTGATTTCTTTGATTCTAAAGTTAATGATAAGGTCTTTTTCAATCCCACAGAAGCAGTGGGATATGGAACAACTGCAGGAACTTCATATCTGACAACATTTGATTTTGGTGATGAAACGGGAATTCAAAGAGGTATTCCAACAAAGTCAATTTATTTGGAAAATCATCCATTTAAAAACAATCAACAAATTGTTTATACTGCAGATGGATCTAATATCTCAATTTCTACAGATGGAGTAACAACGAGCAGTTTGCCTTCGAGTGTCTTTGCCATCAGTAAAGGTAAGAATTTAATTGGAATAAAAACCACTTTAAATTCTGAAGAAGTATTTTTCCACAGCGGTGGAAGTGATAGTGATTTATATTTATTTGAATCTGATTATACTCAAATCACAGGAACAGTTGAAAAAATAAAAACTACAGTTTCAGTTTCAACTTCTCATGGAATGTCAGTTGGTAATGTAATTGATTTAACTGTAAATCCTAATTTGTCAGTTGGAATTGGTACATCTACTGCTGTAAGAATTTCTAGAAACCAAGATAGAATTTTAGTTAATCCAATAGGATTCAATTCTACTGGAGTTAATACGACTACAAATACTATAACATTAATAGATCATGAATTAAAAACAGGAGATAAAGTTTATTATTCTGCTGATTTGGTAGCTTCTGGTTTGTCTACTGGAGACTATTACGTATTTGAAGTAGATTCTAACAGTGTAAAATTGTGTGAAACATATTTGGACACTGCAAAGGTTCCACCAACAACAGTAAGTATTGCAGGAACTGGAGGGAGTTCGCAATTCATATCTTTAGTTAATCCAAGAATATCAACAATAAAGAATAATAACCTGGTATTTGATTTATCAGACTCATCTCTTTCTGGATATAATTTTGAAATTTATAAAGATAGAAATTTCAAAGATGAGTTTGTTTCTACTGGATCAACAACTCCATTCAATCTGTCTGGTGTAGGAACCATTGGTGTATCAGCAAACGCTTCTCTAACTATAAATTATAGTGCTTCTTTACCAGAAAAATTATATTATACTTTAGAAAAATCTGGATTTATAAGCACATCAGATAAAGATGTAAATAACTACTCAGAAATTCTGTTCGTAAATAGTGTATATAATGGAACTCATAGTGTTGTTAGTGTGGCAGCAACTACCTTTGATTTAGTTTTGAATCGTGTTCCAGAAAAACTGACATATACACAAAGTCAATGTGATGATCTAAAATATACGACATCATCTACCACTGCAACAGGTGGAATTGATAAATTAAGAATAATCTCTGGTGGATATGGATACGAAAAATTACCAATAGTTAATGACATTACTTCTTCAAATGGTAAAGATGCTTACTTGTTAGCAAAATCAAATTCTGTTGGCAATGTGAAAGAATTGAGAATTATAAATGAAGAGTTTGAATATTCTTTTGATCCAACCTTAAGACCAACCGCGTTTATATCACCAAATATTACCACAATAAATTCAAATACATTAGAGTCTGTTCTGGTCGAAAGTGGTGGTAGTGGTTATACACAATCACCAGATGTTATTATTGTAAATCCAATAACAGGAGAAAAAATTAATTCTGGAGTTTTGAACGCCATTGTAGTTGGCGAATCTATACAAAGAATAGAAATACAAGATACTCCAAAGGGTCTTCCAGAATCTTCTGTTAGAATTATTACTATTAATAATACAAATGGAGTAAGTATTCAGAAAGTCGAATCTAGTTCTACCGGAATATTTACATGTTCTATAACTGTTCCACCATTAGGATTTATAACTTTCCCATTTACTTCAGGTGATAAAGTTTTTGTTGAGGGTATAGAAAAATTTAATTCCAGTGGATCTGGATTTAATTCTGAAGATTATCAATACAAATTCTTTGTTGTTGATAGTTATATTGAAGATTCCCCATATCACAAAGTAGTGTTTGACTTGTCAAGTATTGCCAATAGTGGATTGACTACTAACACAGGCATCGCTAAGACTTCATCGGGGAGTTTTGGTTCGTTGATAAAGTTTAATGATTATCCAACATTTGAGACAACTCAAAAAAGATTAGATTTCAGTATTGGAGAACAATTAGTTTCTAACCAAATAGAGAGAGATTTATTTGTTTTTAGTTATGATGGAACAAGGTTAAAGGTTTCTGGAAGTTATGAATTATCAGTTGGCGAAATAATAACAGGAAAATCATCGGGAACCATAGCAACAATTAATGAGATAGAGAAAAATTCTGGAACTTTTAATGTTAATTATTCCATTCCCAAAAATTCTGGTTGGACCAATGAAACTGGGAAACTAAATTTCGATAGTCAAGCAATTCCTAATAACGATTACTATCAAAATCTCTCATACTCCATAAAGAGTAGCAAAGAATATAAAGAAGTAGAAAAATCAATCAAACCTCTTCTTCATACTAGTGGACTGAAAGATTTTGCTGACACAGGTATAACTTCCACATCAGATGCATCAGATCTTTTTGGAATTGATGGAACAACTGTGATTCGTGATTTTGTAGGTGACCTTAGAGTTGATACAATTTATGACTTTGATTTTGTAAAAGATATTGATGTTGATTCTGAAGGAAATTCTAAGTATTTAAAATTATTAAATACGAAGTTGACGGACTATACTGACAACATTGGAAATGATGTTCTTGCGATAGACAATATCAGCGATCAGTTCTCATATTTTGAGGATAGTCCTAGTGAATTCTTAAATCTCCTTAAGTTAGATTCCTCAATTACTTTTGAAAATCTTTTAGTTAGAATTGCAAATACTAGTAATAGTGAAGTACAATTCTCTGAAGTAGTAGTATTGAATGATGGATCTAATACTTTCCTTGTGGAAAAGGGTGGAGTTGTCAATACTGGATCTGGAACAATATCTCACATTCCGGGTGAGCAGTATGGTGATTTGACCATAGAAGTAGATGAATTTAGCGACAGTTATTTAAGATTTATTCCTGAGGATGCTTATGATACAGACTATGATCTAAAGATTATAAGAAATAGATTTACGGATTCTGTTTCTGGCGTTGGCACAATTTCGATAGGATTTATCGATTTGGTAAGTTCCATTGGTATAACAACTTCAGGAGAAACTGGAACCATCGCATCATTCGATAATACAGAATTTGAATCTTTGTATGCGAATGTACAAATCATTGATGATGTTTCCAATGACATGAATTTTGTTGAATTATATGTATCATCTGATGGATCAAACACATACCTCTCAGAATACTATTTTGATAGTGAAGGAACATCAAGTTTCTCAAATAACTTTATAGGATCTTTTGGTGCCGATCTTTCTGGTGGAGTTTTATCATTAAGTTACACTAACACCTCTTCCAACAACAATACTTTTAGAGCAAGAGTTGTTGGATTTGGAACAACTACGTCTGGAATTGGAACTTATAGATTTAGATTGGATAGGCAACCAGAAGGGTCTGAAAGATCTGCTATCTATAAATCAGATTTTACTGCAGGAATTGGGATAGCGACTGTAGTTTCATTAGATAAGACACTATTTAATTCTGTAAAATCTCTTGTAGAGGTTAGCATAGGATCTACAAAATCTGTTCATCAAATTATGATGTTACAGGACAATAGTGATGTTTATTTGCAACAATCAGCTTTGTTAAGTGTTAGTGGCATAACAACATTTGATACTGCAATTGGCATAGGAACATTTGGCGGAAACAATTCTGGATCAAACTTAGAACTTAAGTTCTATCCAGATTCTGCCTATTCATCGGAAAATATAGTTATTTCAGCATTCACTCAGTGCTTCTATGATATTTTAGATACTCAAAATACACCACCAACACTAGAGTATGGAAATATTCAAGAATCTGTAGACTTGAAATTCTACAACTCAATTAATGGAGATAGAATCAATAGAACTAATTTTACATTGACTTCTGAGGGGACACCTATCTTTGTTAAGGTAGTTGATCCACAAGACACCAGTGCATTAATTGCAACTACGGGAACGTTTAATGTCACAAATCATTTCTTTAAAGATGGTGAAGAACTAATTTATACACCAAAATCAACTATTGTTGGTATTGCTACTACTGCACTAACATACAGTAATGTAAATAGTGGAGTAACTGACACTTTACCATCTACTGTTTTTGCTGTTGTAACTGATCGCAATTATGATCAATTCCAAATATCAACAACAAGAAGTGGAACTGCAGTAACATTCACAGATCTTGGAGGAGGAAATGCTCACCAATTTGAAATGGTTAAAAAGAATGGTAGGTCAATAATTGTAATTGATAATCTCATTCAACATCCATTAATTTTTACCAATGTTTCTCATACATTATCTGGATCTATTGGAACCGCAACCACAATATTTAATTTGAGTGGAATATCTTCCATCATTCCATCAGATATATTAAAAATAGATGATGAGTATCTTGGAGTCACTAATGTTGGTTTGGGAACGTCAAGCACTGGACCAATTACAAATAATGGTTCATTTAACTTAGTTCAAACTGATAGAGGATTTGTTGGAACTTCTGCAACTTCTCACACATCATCAACACAGGTTGATATCTATAGAGGTGCTTTTAATATTGTAGAAAACGAAATACATTTTGCAGATGCTCCAAGAGGAAATCCTCAAATAGATAAAACTAAGTTTAATTTGGATTACGAAACTTCTTCATTCAATGGAAGAGTTTTCCTAAGATCTGATTATACCACAAACAAAATATATGATGATTTATCAAATGAGTTTAATGGTATTGGTAGAACGTTCACTTTAACAGTTGGTGGTGCAAATACTACTGGTATTGGAACTATCGGTGGTAGTGGAATTGTTTTAATTAATGGAATTTTCCAACAACCAACAACTCCAAATAATCCAAGAGGTAATTTTGAAATAGTAGAAGGTGTTGGAATAAGCACCATAATCTTCTCTGGCATTACGGTTCCTAACAGTGATCCATTAGAATATATTACTTCGGATAGTGATATAAATCAAAATGAAACTCCAAGAGGTGGAATTATTGTTTCGCTTGGATCTACACCAGGACTTGGTTTTGCTCCACTTGTAGGAGCATCTGTGACTGCTACAGTTGCTGCTGGATCTATTACTGGTATAACAACTGGTTTACCTGGAGGATCATTTGGATCTGGTTACAATGGTTTAACTTCTATCGGTGTTACTGTTTATGAAGATGGACATTCTGGAGTGGCGGCATCTATCACCGCTTCCGTAGGTGCTGGTGGAACTCTTTCGTTTAATATTGTTGCAGCAGGAACTGGATATACAAATCCATCAGTATATGTATCATCACCATCTTATGAAAATCTTTCCGTTATTGGAGTTTCAAGACTTGGGGTTGGGACAACAACCACAACTGGTATTGGTTTATCAATTAGTTTGAGTGTTGGATATGTTGGAATTGGATCAACTTATTTTGGAGTAGATGATTTTGAAATTTCTAGAAATGGTTATTCTTTCCAAAGAGGAGATGTATTTAAACCAGTTGGATTAGTTACAGATTCCAGATTAGCATCTCCTATTAATGAGTTTGAATTGACAGTTTTAGAGACATACTCAGACAAATTTGCCGCTTGGGAATTTGGAGAATTGGACTTTATTGATTCTATCTCAGATCTTCAAGATGGTGTTAAAAAGACATTCCCATTATTCTACAATGGCGAACTTCTTAGTTTTGAACAAGAAACAGATTCTAGAATCAACTTACAAAATTGTTTATTAATCTTTATGAATGGTGTTCTTCAAGAACCAGGAGTCAATTACATATTTGGTGGAGGAACTTCGTTCATATTTACCACTGCCCCCAAATCAAATGATAATGTCTCAATTTATTTTTACAAGGGAACTTCTGCAGATGTTAGTGTAGTCACAAATGTCAATGAAACCATAAAGAAAGGTGATATTGTTCAAGTTCCAAAATTCAATGGTGCTCCAGATTTATTATCACAAGAAAAGAGAACTGTTACTGATCAATCATTCTCCGATAAATTTGAAACGAACTTGTATTCAGGACCTGGGGTTGATGAAATTATTAATAGACCATTGAATTGGATAAAACAAAAAGTTGATAAAAATATCAATGGTGAGATTGTTTCTAAGGCAAGAGATTCTATCGAACCACTCATTTTCCCAATTGCAAATATTATTGATGACGTATCTACAACTGATACTCAAATATTCGTTGATAGTGTTGAATTATTTAAGTATGAAGATCCTGATTTAAATTCTTTTGATGTGTTGATAGTTGGTAGCGCATCAACCGTCGCAATATCTACATTAACTGGAAATGACTCAATTGAACTTGTAAAGAATTTCACAACTATTCAAGGAGATATTGGACCCGTTGTAGGAATTGCATCTACATCTTCACCAAACCTTGCCATAGAATTTACATTAGATGATTTAACAACTTCTCAATTACAGGTTGGATATCCAATATACATCTTCGATACTTCAGTTGGATCTGGTGTTACTTCTATCAATTCTTCGGATAGTGAAGTTATTGGTATTGGAACAACTTATATCAATAATGTTTATTATGTTGAGGCACTGAATAATGCTACTGGTATTATAACTTGTCGCGTTCATTCCGAATCAAACCTTGTTGGAATAAACACTACCGGAACTATAAATTATCCAGTTGGTAGATATTCTTGGGGTAGATTATCCAACACATCAGGATTAGAAAGGTCTTCTAATCCAATTTCTATTGGAGTGACAGGAAACATCGTATCAGGTCTTTCAACATACCCAATTATTCAAAGAAGAAACGTTGGAATAAGATCTACTGGAGCTCTCCCTAAACTATTATAAATATCTAAAAAACTACGTTAATATGGCTGCTGTCGTAACAGATCAATTTAGAATACTGAATGCGAGTAACTTTATAGATTCTGTATTGGATGATAATAATTCTTATTATGTTTTCTTAGGTCTACCAAATTCATCTGCTGTTGGGTTTGGTAGAACTTCTGATTGGAGCTCCGCTACTAGTGGACCACCAAGTCCAACAGACAATTTCCAATATTTAACTCATTATAGGGATACTGGAATATTTGGAAAAAGAGTTACGAGTACAAATATTAGAAGAGTAATAAGAAAGGTTCAATGGACATCAAATACTGCCTATGACATGTATAGGCATGATTATAGTTCCTCTAATACATCTCCAAACACTGGAACCAGTAGATTATATGATTCAAACTATTATGTAATTAACAGTGATTTTAGAGTTTATGTTTGTATTGATAATGGATCTTCAGGAACAAATCTAAAAGGCGGTAGATCAAAATTTGAACCAACTTCAATAGATT